AAATGTGGTTGGTTGGCACCGTGGTGTGTGCAATACTATCTGGGCAGGCAGCAGCCCCGGACGGATTCCTCCGTCTCGTCCCGCCTCCTTCGTCCCCCACCGCGTCCTCCGGGGCCTGCCTGCTTCAAACCACGCACGGAGCCTCATCTTGGCCAAGCAAGCACCTCCTTCCGCCGCAGCCCGCCGCCTTGCGCAGCGGACTGTGCCGAACTCACTCCCGCGGCCGCAAATCAACTGCATCGCATGCAACTGGCGCCGGGCGGCGAATGAGCACATGAGGGCGGCCATCGCCGAGAACGAGGCCCTCGAGGACTACACCGGGTTCACCTACGGGCTTTCGAACGGTGGGCTCGTGTTGCAGCAGTTCCACCTCGGGCGGCAGGTAGCCGCCATCACCGTCCCGATTGAGAAGGTGCCGGACTGGCTCCAGTCAGTCGCGGACTACATCGCGCAAGCCGCGCTGGCGATGGCGCCAGCGGGTGAGGTCATCGACGACGAAGCACAGGAGGCACAGTTCAATGGCGAAGAAGAAGCACAAGAAGCTGAAGAATAGCGGCGAGGGGGCGTACATCGAGTACGGCCCCTACGACCCGACCGCGCCGGACGCACTCTGCATCTTTTGCAGCTCGCCCAGCCGCTACTGGGTCGAGTACGAGTGCGGGATTATCCAGCACCGGCACCCGCAGGTGCCGACCTGCAAGTCCTGCGCGTGGCTCCTGAGCCAGACCTCAGGTGGCCAGTACACGATTCACACCAAGGCCTTCGACAACCAGCCCGAACTGGCCCAGATGAAGCTGGACGCTGTCAACGCCGTCAAGGAGCTGCTCGCCGAGGGCCGGGTGCAGGGCACCGGCCACGAGAACACGCAGCTCAGGAAGACTCCGCGGCGCCTCGAACGGGACATCTGGCATGGATAAGCCTGACTTCCAAGAGGTCGAAGAAGACCACCCGACCGTCCAGCTTGCCGACCAGTTGCGCTTTCTCGACTTCTGCCTTTCTCAGGCAGACGGCGGCTTTGCTACCGTCAGGGAGCAAGACCTGAAAGCCGTCCTCGACCTCATCAAGGAACGTGACCACCGCGTCTGCTGGTTCACCACCTGCAAAAACTGCGCGGCAATGTGGGACAAGGAGTTCCGGCTGTATAGCGCAGTCGCTCAGTTGCGCGACGAGGCAGAGAAGTCCATTGCGTGGCGGCAAACGCGCGGCATGAAGCCAGCCACCGACACGTCCATTTTCGCCAGCACCAGCTTGTCTGGGTGTCGCGCCATCGTACGGGAACTGGAGGCCGTCCTTGGAACTACCTAACAATCTCGAGGCCGAACGGAACGTCATTGGAGCCGCTCTTTTGAGCGGCTCTGCTGCCGCGGAGGCCATGCAAGAACTCAACCCGGGCGACTTCTTCTGCGAACCCTACGCCCGGCTGTTCAAGGCCATCGGCGCGCTGTCCATCGCGGGCAAGCCGGTGACCGCCCAGACGGTCGCGGTCGAGGTCGGCACCTACAAGACGGCCGACGACAAGTCCGTGCTCGAGGAAATGGGCGGGCCCCAGTTCATCTACCGCACCCTCGAGGGTGTAGACCCGAACGAAATCCGCTTCTGGGTCGAGGAGGTGGCCAAGAAGAAGGCCCTCCGCGATCTTGTGGAGTTCGCGGAGATGGCAAAGCAGACGGCGCTCGGCAATCCCAAGGACATCAAGAAGGCGCGCTCCAAGATTGAGGAGCGCTTGGCCAAGCTGACCGGCGGGCTGAACAAGGACGTGGTCGCCGTGTCCGACACTGCCGCTTTAAAGGCGCGCATCGAGCGCTACGAGCAGGCGCCGGATGCCATCACGGGCATCGAAACGGGCTGGGATTCGTTCGACCGCATGATTGACGGCTTCCAGCCGGGCAACGTGACCATCGTCTACGCCCCCTCCTCCCGGTTCAAGTCGATGTTCGTGGCCAACATCGGGTGGAAGTTGGCCCAGAACGGCCATGCCGGGCTCTGGTTCACCACCGAGATGCCCTTCTTGCAGGTGCAGGAGCGCCTTCTCCAGATTCACACCGGGCTGAACTTCCGCCATCTGCGCCGGGAGCGCAAGATGGGCGCCTTCACCGCCTCCATCGACAGGGGAATCCGCGAGGTGGGCCAGCTCCCCATCCACATTTGCGACTCCAGCGAGCTGGAAATCGGCACCATCCGCGGGATGGTGAACCGCTACAAGAAGTGGCACGACGTGAAGTACGCCATCATCGACCTTGTCGACATGGTTTCGACCGCGCAGTTCAAGGACGACTCGGTCGCGCAGCAGTCGCAGGTCATGCGCCAGCTCAAGGGCATCGCGAAGTCAGCGAACATCCACATCATCCTCGTCTCGCACATCTCGAAGGGCGAGAAGCAGATGCACAAGCAGGCCTTCCTGTCCCCGGAGGACATGAAGGGCTCGTCTTCGAAGTTCCAAGACGTGGACGCAGCCATTTCCCTGATGCCGGTGCGGACTGATTCCGAAACTGGACAGTGGGTTGGTCTTTCCTTGGAGGAATTGACCGACCGGGTGAAGTCCGATGGGCAACTCAATATGCTGGTGACCTTCACGAAGAACCGGCATGGCGAACTTGGCGGCATTCCCTTCATCGTTTCCATCAACAAAGGCGGGCGCATCTTCCCGCTCGGGCGCTCGCAGGCTACCCAGAACGTCGTTCAGGGGCGGCCGTGGAACGCACCATTCGTCATCCCAGAAAATGACGAGTACGAGGAAATGGACGAGGAAGAATTTGACGAAGTAACTGGGATAGCGGACGCCGCCTAGCGCGTGCTACACTATTCCCCGGACAGGTAAACCCAAAGGCGGGACAGGAGCTAAATGGCTTCCTGCCCGCCTTGTTTTTTTTCCGTGAAGAAGTTCAATGATTGGCGCCGCAAGGCGCTAGAGCGCGGTGAAGAACCGGAGAACTACTGTCGCGACTGCTCATTCGCCTTCCAGCAGGCGATGATTCGCGACCACCGCTGCCGTCATCCCGAAGTGGTCTTTGTCGAAGTACCGAACGACGATGGCGAGCCTGAGATTGTCGGCGTGCGCCCAGATGCCGAGGAATAGGGCCTTCCTAAATGACCGTGCTCTTGCTGAACTCATTCACTACGTTGCTGTCAATGGTGAAAACTATGACAACTACGTACGTTACGCGACTCAAAGTGGCTGGCGAGTCTTTTCTCGCCGGTACCTGCACAACTGGGTTGGTCGTCATCGTCCCGCCATCCAGTTGGAGCGAGAGCGACATCTCGTCGACCTCAGGAAACAGTCCTTGTTAGACCGGCAAGCCCGCCTTCAGATGGCGGAAAAGATAGCTCAGGAGCTGGAGAAGCAGTTCGACGCGGCCGTCGCCGCTGGTGACGCCGAGAAGGCGGCGAAGCTGGCCGACAGTATCCAGAAGAAGTTGCAGCACATCGCGCAGGAGCGCGGTGAGTGGAACAACAAGGACACCAACAACGACATGACCGAAGTGAAGGACTTCCTCATCTCCAACATGCAGCGCGGGTTGCTGAAAGACCCGCGCGTAGTCGAGGGGGAGGTGAAAGAACTCGATGCGTAGGCTCCCGTACAAGGTGCGCGAACCAGTGTTCGCGGCACTCGGCATCAGTTTCAGCCCCGAACAGCTCGAGGTCATCAAGCACGACGACCGCTTCCCGGTCGTCGGTGGTGGTGAGCGCGGCGGCAAGTCCTTCGTGGTCGCGGCCGAGGCTGTCCCGCACATCATCTGGTTGCCGGAGGAGCGGCACGACGAGTTTTACGACGCGAACGGGAAGCTGAAGTTCAACGAGAACCTCGACAAGCCACGGTCTCCCCATGTCCTGCTCCTCGGGCCCACGTACGCCGAACCGCGTATCGAGTTCGGCTACATCGAGGACTGGCTGCGCCAGCTCGGCATGATTGCCGGTGGGGTGAACCGGCCGTCCAAGCCCCAAGAGGGGCCTTGGCGGATGGTGACCGACAAGGGTGTGGTCATCCAGACCTACTCGCTCGAAGACCCGGGCTCCCTGCGCGCCATGAACCTCGAGTTCGCCATCGTCTGCGAGGCCGGGCGCTGCGCCTATCAGGGCGTCGAGCGCGTGCAGGGCCGCGTGTCCGGCACCCGCGGCTTCATCATCTACAGCGGGTGTTTGCGCGGAGACTCCCTCGTGCAGACCGACCACGGCCTCCTCTCGCTCGAAGAACTGGAGGGCGAGCAACCCTTCAAGGTGCGCAATCGCAACGGTGACATCGTCCCCGTCTCGCAGTGGCACAGGAATGGCCGCTTCCCGACCAAGGTCGTCAGGATGCAGTATGGCCTTGGGCTTGAGGGCACGCTCCACCACAAGGTGCAGGTGCGGGCCAACGCCCGCGCCGGGCGCATCTGGAAGCGCCTCGACGAACTCGTACCGGGTGACGATGTCTTCATCGCCCTCGGGAGCCGCCTGTTTGGAGAGGAACACCTCGCGCCAGACGATGCCTACCTTGCCGGACTTTACCTCGGCGACGGCAGTGCGGAAGTGGGAAAGCACGGTGGAGCGCGCGTCACTATCACTTGCGGCCCTGACGAGACAGAGACCCATGAGTTCCTGTCCTCACTGGGCTTCGTCAACAGCGGCGGCAAGTACCACTGGCGCAGCACGAAAGCGGCCGATGTCATCCGCTCAGCCGGGGTTGACCTTGGGTGGAAGGCTGGGGACAAGCGCATTCCTGAGTTCATCCGCCGGGCCGACTATGAGACGCAGCGGCATTTCCTTGCCGGGCTTTTCGACGCAGACGGCTGCGCCCACAAGGACGGGCGCGTCACACTCACGTCCAAGAGTCGCAGGCTGCTGGAGGAAGTTCAGCAGATGCTTATCAACGTTGGTTTGCTGGGCGGTATCTCGGAGAAGCGCCAGCCGGGCGTGTTCCCGCAGGGCAATGGTGGGGAGTACACCGGATACACGCTGAGCGTGGCGGCTGGAGCAGACTTTCAGGAACGCATCGGCTTCCGCCTGAGCAGGAAGGCAGAACGTGCCACGGCTGGCGGGAAGCGCCAGCGTATCAAGGTGCGGCAGGAAGGAGCCAATCCGACTCCGTATGGCGACGTGGCTTTCGCGACAGTCCTGAGCGTCACGGACGGTGAGTGCGACACCTTCGACCTGTCCGTTCCTGAGCAGCGCTCCTACACCGCGAACGGCATCATCACGCACAACACTATGGAAGACAGCCAGCAGTGGTATCAGGACTGGATGCTGATGGGCCAGCGGGCCAACCACCTCGGCATCAAGAGCTACTCCCTGCCCGCCTACACCAACCGCGCCGTCTTCCCGGGCGGCCGGGATGACCCGGAAATCAAGCGGCTCGAGGGCGTCTACACCGACGACGTGTTCGCCATGCGCATCCTCGCGGAGCCGCGGCCCCCGCGGACGCGCGTGGTCAAGGAGGCGAAGGCGGAGCACATCAAGAAGGTGAAGGTGCCGGACGACGCCGAGATTGAGGTCTGGACAGACCCGGGCTACGCCTCGGCGTACGCCGTTATCTGGGTGGCCCACTGGAAGGTGAAGGACAAGGCGGGCGTTGAGACCCGCCGGTTCCACATCTTCGATGAAATCTACGAACAGGGCCTGACGACACCTGACATCATCGCGCTCGCCAAGAAGAACAAGCTGTGGAAGCGCGTGCGCGAGGGGGTCATCGACGTGGCTGGGCAGGGCCACCGCGATGCTGGTGAGTCTGCGCTGGAAATCTGGAAGAAGCAGACCAGCCTGAAGTGGAACATGCGGTACTGGCGGGAGAACCCGCTCATCGAGCGCGTCCGCACCAGTTTCAAGGCTGGCGCCATCACCGTTGACCCGAAGTGCAAGGGCCTCATCGCCGAGCTGGGCCTCGGCGAGCCCGTGTTCGACGGGATGCACCCGTGGAAGTATTTGACCGATAGGGAGGGGAAGATTACGTCCGAGAAGCCCATCGACAAATGGAACCATTCGGTGAAGGCGCTCGGCTACGGCCTCCTGCACCACCTTGGTCAGGTGGAGCGCGTCAACAAGTCCCAGCCCGTAAGCCGCATGCAGAAGCGCACAATTCGTGGTCGTGTCGTGGTAACGCGCGACCGCGCAGCATAAATGTCAAAAGTGCCCCGTTTGCCGCGGTATACTGGTCGCTGCTAGATGGTTCGTGACCGAACGGAAAAGCGATGCCCCGAATGCTCGGAGGTAAAGCCTGTTTCCGAATTCAATAAGGCTAAGTCTAAACCTGATGGATTGCAGGCGTACTGCAAGCCATGTAGTCGCGCGCGCAACAACGCGCATAACGAGAAGCATCGGGCTCGCGTGCGGCATCAGCGCCGGTTGGCCCACAACAAGAGCAGGTACGGAATCACGCCCGAGGAATACGAGGCATTGCTGGACAAGGCGCTTTCCGCATGCATGGCGTGCGGGGCTCGCGACGAGCGCCTTTGTATCGACCACGACCACAGGAGCGGACGAGTCCGCGGCATTCTCTGTTGGCGCTGCAATCTTGCTGTTGGTTATGCGCTCGATAGCGCAGATGTACTTACCGGCCTTGCCGACTATTTGAGGAACAACTAGTGCTCCCTCCGCACTCCTCCGACGACTGTCTGGATTTGATTACCGCCATGGAGGAAATCTATGGCGCCGCGTTTGAGGGTTTCGATGAAGACATCATGTTCTATGAGGGCCAGCTCGACTCGTTCCTAGAAGTCCCCGAGGGCTTCGAGGTCACGATTCCGACTACCCCCCGCGCCGTTGTCGACGAGGCTGTCGACAATGCGACGCCGTCTGACATCAATGTCTACTACCACCCCCGCAAGCTGACCGAGAAGGCTGAGAAGGACGCCGACAACATTCGGCGTTTTACTCGTGGCGTCTGGCGCTACTGGCGCCAGAAGGGCTCAGACATCGACATCATCAGGGACTTCCTGAAGAACCTGTTCATGTCCGGCAAGGCCGCCTTCAAGGTGGCGCCGGACTGGACGCTCTGGCCCCAGCTCGACGAGGAAGACGAGAAGAAACTCCGGCGGCAGGGGCGCGCCGCTTTAAAGCAGCGCGTCGACGACATCGAGCGCATCCGCAAGGAGAACTTCCCGCTGTTCTGCCGGAGCCTCGCTCCGTCCTGCATCATGGAAGACCCGACGATTGGCCCGCGGAAGCTCTGGGCCATCGAGCGCTACCAGTCATCCCCGGCCGAGGTGCGGAACTACTACGCCAAGGACGTGGAGGAGTGGCGCGACAGCTACTACAACCTGTCGCTGCCAGTCCACGAGGTGTGGACTGCCAGCTACGTCAACCATCTCGGGGAGTTCGTCCAAGGCAAGCGGTACATCTTCGTCAACTACGAGCTGGTCGACGAGGGTGACAACCCCTACGGCGACCTGCCCTACATCATCAAGTACAGCGGCTTCGGCCGCGAAGCCTATGAGGGCGCGCCCGAGTTCAAGGCCGTCGGCTTCTTCACCCGCGCGAACAAGTCCATGTTCCTCGCGGAGATGCGCCGCCTGACCCAGATTGACGCCATCATGCAGGAGGTCGCCTTCCCGGTGGCGTTCCTGCCGGACTCGGTCGACGGCGAGAACATCGACTTCTCGCCGGGCTTCGTGAACTACGTCCCTGATGACGTGATGCAGTACATGGACAAGGTCTGGCTGACGCCGCAGATTCCGTCGGCCGACTACCTCAACTCCCTGCAAATCATCGGCAACCAAATCGAGCGCGGCACCGTCCAGCGCACCCTCCGCGGCGCCGGGGTGCCGGGCACCGACTCGGCCGCCCAGTACAACATGCTTGGCAATCAGGCCAAGCTGCGCATCGAGTCGGCCAAGCTGGCCGCACAGGAGGCTATGGCGGAGGCCTCAGAAAAGGTGCTGCGTTACATCGACGTGACTCTCGGTGACGACGTGTCTGTCTTCATCGCCGAGAAGGACGGCGGGCCCTACACCGTTGGGCCGAAGTCCATCAAGGGCCATTACCGCTTGGCCATTGAGTTCCAGCCGAACGAAGACGCCGTGAAGGAGCGCAAGCTGGTGCTCGCGAACGACGCCATCGCGAAGGGTGGCCTGTCGCGCTACGACGCCTACACCTTCGCCGGGTTCGAAAACCCGTGGGAACTCATCGAACGGAAGAATGCCGACGACCTCATGCAGGAGCCGCTCATCAAGCGCGCGCTCGCGAAGCGCACGCTGAAGGCTTGGGGCGAGGATGTCGACGCGCTCGAACTCGAGGAGAAGCAGGAGCAGGCGGAGCAGCAGATGAAGCTCAGCCAGATTGCCCAGCAGCTCCAGATTGGCACACCTCAGGGTGGCGACCCGATGTCGCCGGACGGCAACCCGGCCAACGCGCAGCCGACGCCTCCCGCCCTCGGGCCCGCGCAGGGCCCCCAGCAGGGCGGCCCACCGCAGGCGCCGGGCATGTTCGCCATCCCGGGCGGGGCCCCGGCAGCAGCGCAGGCTGGGCCAGTGACAGGCCTGATGCGTGACATCAACCAGTTGAGTGCTGCGTAATGGCTGCGCGCAACGTGGTCGGAAACACAGCCGACCATCTTCAGGAACAGATGCGCCGGACGCTGGCGAATACGACGGCTATGCAGCCGGAGCGCCCGGGTGTCCGTAGCAGGACTACGCAAGAGAAAAACAAGCTCTGGCAAGACCTAATTTCCCTAAATCGGGATGACCGGCAGGCTATACTAGTAGCGATGTCTGAACGGGCAGGGCACCAAGAAGGGGAGTCTTCCCCTTGCGAATTGTGCAGCTTTATCGCATCGAAAGCGATGGAGAAAAGTGCTTAACTGTTCCAAGTGCGGGCGGAACCTTCCGCCTGACATGTTTTACAAGAACAAGTGTAGCAGGTCTGGCCTTAGGCCGGACTGTAAGGACTGCCATCGGTCAATGCAGGCACCGTATCGCGAGTCTCATAAAGACGAATGCGAGTCGCGGGTAAAGGCATGGCACAAGAATAACCCGGGGAAGCGCAAGCAGTACCAGCGCGCATCCCGATACGGGCTTACCCAAGAGGCATACGACTCGATGCTGGCTGGCCAGTGCGGGAAGTGCGCAATCTGCGGAAACGACGCTGGTGCAAACGAGCGCGGTGGCGACCTCTATGTCGACCACGACCATGCCAGCGGGGTCGTCCGCGGGCTATTGTGTCGCTCATGCAACGTGTTGCTCGGACACGCCAAAGACGACGTAACAATTCTAGCAAGGGCTATCGAGTATCTTGCGAGTAAAGCGGTCAGTTAATTCGTGGCTTTCATTGATGACCTGAACGATTCGGCAAATTCAGGATGGGTCTATCCGGCCGCATCGCAGCCAACCCTGTCGGATGAAGACCAGTGGTTGCTCTACAACTACCCCGGTCTGACCCTTGACCAAGCGCGACAGGCCGCGCTTATTGCCGCTGGTCTTGCTCCACGGGCCACCAACGGCAGCAGCGGCGGCAGTTCTGTTGACCACTACTTCGATATTTCACCCACTGACCAGTTCAGCATGGACGCGAACAAGCGCGACTACGACTACAGGGTCGCGCAGGACGCCGCGGATGCAGCGTTTCGCCAGAAGCAGTTCGACTACAACGCTGGGCGCGATGCGGTCGATGACCAATTCCGGCGCGACCAACTCGCCCAGCAGGACAGGCTCGCCCAGCAGGGCTATGCGGTAGACCGCGAGCGCATCGCGCAGCAGGCGGCAGCCGCGGCGGCCGACACACAGGCCCGCCTCGCGAGCGTGCAACAGCAGGCGCAGGCTGCCCAGCTCCAGTATCAGGTCGGCATGGCTGGCGCCGCCAACGACGCGGAACGCAACCGCATTCAGGCGGCGTGGAACGCCACGCAGGCCCAGCTCGCGCGCGAGGAATACGCGCTGCGCGACCGCCTCACGACCCAGCAGAACCAGATTGCCCAGTACGACGCAGAGACCAAGCGCGCTGGCACGATGGGCCAGCTCGCGCTCGACACGAACAAGTTCATCCTCGAGAAGTCGACCAGCCCGCGAGACCTGTTCGGGCTGTTTATGATGCAGCGCGGCATCAACCCCGATTGGGACAGGATGGCCGCCGGGCAAGACCCGGGCACCATCGCACCCCTCGTTGCCCAAGACCCCAACGGCTTCCAGTTCAGCACTCCGGCGGTCAGCTTCGGCCCGCAGGCGCAGGCCCAGCCTCAGGCTGGCGGTGCTGCCGGTGGGCAGCCCGCTGTCGCCCAGCCTGCCCAGCAGACGCAGCAGGGTGGCGGCCTCAGCTTCCAGCGCGGGCCCGGGCTGGAGTTCCAGCCCTCTCCCCAGCCCCAGCCACAGCCCCAGACTGGCCACGGCCGCGGGGACAACCTGTTCGGTGGGACTCCGCAGCAGGTGCAGCCGTTCGTCAGCAATCCCGCTGACGAGCTGGCGAACTACGCCTACGAGCTGGCTGGCCGCGACCCCATCCGCGACCCGCAGGGCTTCGCCGCGCGACAGGCTGCCGAGAACGGCGGTATGGAGCGGACGATTTTCACCGACTACGGCCCCGAAGGTGGGCAGATTACCCCGCGCGGCACAGTCAACGGCGTGACGCGCATGGCCAGTGGTGGACTCGCGAACGACGAGTTCTTCATGGTTGGTGACAACTGGAAGCAGAACCCGGGCGCCGACGGTGCCCGCCCCGAGCTGATGTGGAACCCCACCCGCGCTCCGTTCTTCGTGGCCCCGAACCAGAAGAACATGCAGGAGGTTACCAACGTCGGCCGCGGGCCTGCACCTGTCGACCCTTGGGCAGGCCGGTACGGCGACCTGATGGCCAGCGTGCCCCAGCAGCCCCAGAAGCCAATGTCCTCCCTGAATATCGGCAGCATGCAGAATCACCCGACCGACGTGCTCAAGCGGCCCGTCGGGCAGGCCTATGACTGGATGCGGAAGCAGGACGCTGTGCAGCAGCGCACTGCTGCTATGGGCAACGATATGTACCGGCAGCGGATGCTCAGGGATTATGGCGCCCCAGCCGCCGCCGGAACCTTCCGGCCGGAGCCCATGGGGCGGCCGAATGTTTCATGGAACCCGGCCCAGATGGGCCCGGGCTACTCCATTGACCGCGGCCAGCCGCAGCCGCGCCAGCCACAGGCGTTCGCGAACGCCGGGCTGTCCATTGGCGCCAACCGCGCCCAGCCGATTGCGCAGGCGCCCGCGCAGGCCGCGCGTCCGCTGTTCCGCCGCTTCGCCCTTGGCACGCAGGAACAGTACGAGGCCACCGGCAACGGCAGCCTCTACCTTCCGTCCTCGACCAACTCCAACCTGAACACGGCCGACCTACCCACGCGCCTGAAGATGCTCTCCGACCGTGGCGTGCCGCTGGGCCCGGGCCTCGTCGCGAGCGCGACGGGCGGCACTGCGCCCACGCTCAACCTCGGCAACGCCGTGACGCAGGGGCGTCAGGCTGGCGTCCTGCCCTCTCTCCAGACCCTCGGCCGCCAGACCAAGAGCGAGACCGAGAACACCCGCGGCTACTTCGAGGGCGTGGCGGGTGTGCCGTGGGCAGACATCGTCGACTACCTAGGGAAAAGCACAGATTTCTTGAGGTCTGCTCAGGTTGCACGAGCAGTTTAAGGCCTGCTCGGCGTGCTCTGTGCTAAAGCCATTGTCCGCGTGGGCGCGCAGCCTGCACGTTGACCACGACCACTCTACCGGCAAGGTTCGCGGGCTCCTTTGTAGTACCTGCAACACATCTCTTGGGGGATTCCGCGACGACCCAGCACTGCTCCTGCGTGCCGTGGAATACCTCCGGCAGGCTGAGGCCTAATGAGCTTCCTCGACGACCTTGAGGGTAACCTCCGCTCCCGCATCAACCGGGTGAACCCAGACGCCTCCATCGAGAAGGCGCCGACGAACCGCAGCTTCGACTGGCTGAAGAACTCCATCGACGTGGTCAAGCGCTACGCCTCTGACCGCGACACCTCCCTCGCCGACAACCAGCGGTCTCGCTTCCTCGAGAATGACTGGAACGCCGAGGACAACGCCCGGTCGCGCTCCATCCTGCGCGACCAAGAGGTCGCCGCGGCGCGCAAGCGCTTCATCGACTCCCAGACAGGTTCGAACATCGGCAGCTTCGACGACCGCGCCTTGGGGCGCGTCGCCGTCGCGCGCTCCGACCCGGACAAGTTCAAGAAGTCCGGCGTCTTCGGCTCCCTGAAGGGTCTGGATGACAGCAGCGCCCGTGAGATTGGCTCCGACTACCGGCAGAAGTATGGCGACTACCTCGGTGGCGTCTTCGACCGCGAACAGGTGGCGCGCGACTTCATCGACCAGTCGCTGCGCCAGCGCAGGGAGACTGGCGAAGCCCCGCTCTGGCTCCAGACCTACCGCCTCGACTTCGAGATGAACAACGGCCGCGGGGTGAAGTGGTCGGACTGGGAGAAGATGGCCGAGGACGACCCGGTTGGGTTCCTCGCCGCGGCTGAGCCGCGCACCATGAAGCTCCTGCCGGAGCCCGTGCAGGCGCTCGTGGCGGAGCGCCAGCAGTCCGGCAATGTCCCGACCTACATGAAGAACCGGGAGCTGCCGGGTGAGCATGCCATCCGCAGCGCGACGCGCTTCCTACCGGACAATCCGGCATTCCAGATTCCCCGCGAGATTGCCGCGGGTCTCTCGCGCTCGTTCGAAACTCAGGGCTCTGCCGTCGCGCAGGGCGGATTCAATCTCGTCGGGCAGAACCAGCGTGCGCAGAACGTCGACCGCAACGTGGGCACGAACTTCGGCGACATGACCGGCCGCCAGAAGCTGGGTGTCGCCCTCGACTCCCTCGCCACCGACGCTTCATTCGTCGTGCCGGGCGCCTTCGGCAGTGGCATCGTCTCCAAGGTTCTGGGGCGGGAACTGACCCCGCTCGAGGCCAAGATTGCCTCGTTCGCCATTGGCGCCATCACTAACCTCGGCTACGACGTACCGACCACGTATGCCGCTTTAAAGCTGCAAGGCTACAGCGACGAGGACATCAAGCGCGTCCTCCCGATGGCTGTGGCCGGTGACCTGTTCGGGGCTGGCGTGCTCGGCACTGGCGCCTCCACGGGCGCCGAGGCGCTCCGGCGCGTGCCCTTCGGCCGCGAGCTGGGCAGCGCTGCCGGGACTGGCCTCGCCACCTACGGCCTCCAGCGCGGCTTCGGTATCGACAACGATGAGGCCACGAAGAACTCCGTGCTGCTCGCAGCCGCCGCGCTGGGCGCGGGGGGCCTGCGTGGCATTGGTGAAAAGACCGTTGGGCGCCTCGGGATTACCCGCGAGTTGCCGGATGATTACCGCCTTCAGCATGGCACGACCGCCGACTTCGCTGAGCCGCGCGTGAGCGCGCGTGGGGAGCTGGGTCGCGGGTTCTACACGACCCCAGAAGAAACGGGCCGGGGCGAGTTGTACGCCAAGGAGTCCAAGGCAATGGGCCGCCCCGGTGAACCCAAGGTCATGGACATCCGTACCGAGGGTGCGTCGCGCTATCTCGAGGCCCTCGAGGAGGTCACCCCGGAGGAACTGTCCAGCATTCGCTCCTCGCTCGCGCGGCTGACGAACAACGACGAGGGCGCACTCTCCACCTTCGACAAGGCTGTCAACGACCCAGCCTTCGGCGGCAGGCCAGCCAACGGCAACCGCGTGTACTCCGCCCTCGACCGCGCCACTGCGAGGATGAAGGGTGAGGTGCTGCCAGAGCACGTCATCGTGGACTCTGGCATTGCCGGTATGACCTCACCGCGGGACAGCTACGGTGTCGGCCGCCAGTTCTCGCACTTTGACACCTCATCCATCTCAACTGAGGGCCAGCGCAACTCTCGCCTCATGGCGACGATTGACGCCTTCCGGCGCATCAAGCCGAACACCGACATTCAGCCCGGCGACCCGCGCCGTGGTGGGCTCGCTCCGCTGCCGAAGGCGCGGACGAAGGTGGAGCAGAACATCGACCAGCTCCTCGAGCGCTTCCGCGGCGAGGACGGCAAGCTGCACATGTCCGGCGACGACATCTACAACCTCTGGCGCGAGGCGACCGGCGGCAAGACGGAGTACCCGGGCTTTGTCCCGCGCCTGTCGCTCGACGACATGCGCACCGCTTTTGAAGAAGGCCTGCCGGGCAGCAAGTGGTACGACCGCTTCGCCGAGATGATTGACGAGATTACCGATGGCGACCGCGGCGGTGACGCCTCGAAGGCCACCCTCTCGCGCTTCGCCGTGACCAGCCAGCAGGCTCCGCCGACGGTGAACCTCATCAAGATGTTCAACGCCATGGCGGCCATCAACAAGCTGACCGATGGCGGCCGCCACGAACTTGACCTGAATGCATTCGAGCGCGAGGTTGGCGAAGGCACGCCGGACGGCATGGATGCCCACCAGATAAAGAAGCTAACCCAGCTCTACAACGAGGGCTGGACGGCCACGACTAGCCCGGGCGCGGCCAAGACCCCAACCTACTACAACAACCTGCTGGACTCGCTCCTCAAGCGCTACAGCGCTGGCGTCACGGTCGATACCCACCACGGTGCTTTCTTCGGGTTCTTCGACAAGAAGATGCCGGACTTCGACCTGAAGTCTGGCGCTATGAACAAGAACAATCCCGCCTACGTCTTCGCCCAGCGCATCACCCAGCACCTCGCCGCCGAGTATGGCGTCGAACCCAAGGTGGTGCAGGCTGCGATGTGGGAAACCATGAAGAAGGTGAAGGAGGCGGACGACGGCCAAATCGCCGACGCCTTCAACCGCGGCGACCTCGACTGGCGTGAGGCTGTCGAGCTGAGCCGCGGCTACCTCGCCACGGGCGGCCACGAGAACGCCTTCTCTGACCCCAAGGTGCAAGAAGCGATGAACCGCTTCTTCGACAGCGTCGAGCGCTACGGCGATGCACCAGCGACCGGCGAGTTGAAGTTCGCCCCCAAGTCCAAGACGGGCGTGGCCGAGGAACGGTTCGGCGTGTCGGAGGCGCAGGGCGCCACCGCGCGCGCCGAGGTGGCGGCCAAGAGTCCGGTGGTGGAGTTCTCCACCAAGCCCGGGGCGCTCGGCCGGGAAGCAGACCCGCGCGCGCAGATAGCGCTCCAGCGCGAGCGCCTGCGCTCGATTGGCTTCAGCGAAGACCTGCGCAGCCACGAAGACCTTGACCGGCTTGGCATCCGCTTCGAGCCAATCGAAGAATCCATGGGCTCGTGGCAGGGTGCCGAACCCAACCTCCGCCTCCGCATCGTCGGCGGCAACAACGAGACGGCCGAACTGGCCGCCGCGGTTATCGCAAAGCGCCTCCAGCAGGCTGGCCTCGCGCAGGACGCGATGGCCATCCACCTGCCCGCCAGTCAGGTGGCCACCACCCGAGGCTTCGAACTCGCGCACCCCTCGGGTGGCGAGTGGACGCCCGAGGACTTTATCAAGCTGGAGCAGGCCGCGTACGAGAACGGTATCGGCGTGACCCTGAAGCTTGGTGACAAGACCCGGGCTGTGATGAACCAGTACGAGGACTTCCTCCCCGGCGAGGAAGCCTTCATCAATGGCGCCGTGGAAACCGTGCGGCAAGCGGGCTACCGCCCTGATAAGATGGAGGCCCGCTCTGCGGACTCCTACCTGCTCTTTGGAGATGACTATGACTCAACCCTCGAACGCCTCGGGCCCCGACACGACCCCGACGGCACAACCATCGGACGGCTTCGGGGTGCGGACGCTCAGCCCAACGGAGAAGGCCTTGGTGGCCCAGCGGAAGGCCCTTCAGGAGGGCAAGTCGGCGGAGGAAGCGAAGGAAATCGGCCGCCAAGTCCTGAGGCAGGCGCAGGAGGCCCGCGGGCCAGTATTGTAGACGGGGGCAATCCCTTCGCCGACCCGGAAGCGGTCGCGAAGCAGATGGCGGCGCAGGGCGCCGCGGGTGCCATCTACGGGTACATGAACCCGCAGGACGACCAGACCCGGTCTGAGTCGGCCGCGATTGGCGCCAGCTCTGCACTCCTCTCCCCGCTCACCCGGATGCTCCAGCGCAAGGCCGGGGTGGCCG